GACACAAATTATATAGTTTAATATGGCAAAAAAAATAATCGAATTATCAGATCCTAAATTAAGAAGTTTATTATCCAACCAAATAGAAAATGCTTTAGGGTATTTAGGAGGTAATCTTTCTGAGTCCAGAAGAAAATCTTTAGAATATTATTTAGGAGATAAACTTGGAACAGAAATAGATGGTCGTAGTCAGGTAGTATCAACTGATGTTGCAGATACAATCGAAAGTATCTTGCCAAACCTACTTAGAGTTTTTACAGCAAGTGATAAAGTAGTAAGATGCGAACCGGTAACTGCGGAAGATGTACCTTTGGCAGAACAAGCAACTGCATATTTAAATCATGTGTTTTACAAAGACAATAATGGTTTCCAATTATTATATAATTTTTTTAAAGATGCTCTAATTGAAAAAAATGGTTTCTTAAAAATTTATTATGACGAAAGTGAAAAAGTAGAATTTGAAACTTACAAAAATTTATCTAAAGCTGAAAAAAATTTATTAGAAGATACTAAAGATGAAATTGAAATTATTGAAGAAGAAGAAATAGAAGATGAAACTGCAAAAGAACAATTTGAAGCACTACTAGAACAATATGAAGATCAAGGAGCAGATGTATCTCAAGTTCAAGAACCAGATTTTATTTTATACAATTGCAAAATTAAACGAACTAAAAAAACTGGTAAAATAAAAATTGAAAGCGTTCCGCCAGAAGAATTTTTAATTGATAGAAATGCAAAGTCTATTGACGATGCTGATTTTGTTTCGCATAAAGTTTTAATGTCAAGATCAGACCTAGTTGCTATGGGTTATGATGAAGATGAAGTTAATGACTTACCAACTAGCGAAGAAGATATTTACAATACTGAAGAAATTACCAGACAAAGAAACATAGACGAATATCCAGTCGATAGTGCTACAGATAAATCTACAGAAAAAGTTTTAATCTATGAGTCTTATGTAAAATACGATTACGATGAAGATGGTATTGCAGAGCTAAGAAGAATTGTATCAGCAGGGGATGATGGTTCTATGGTGTTAGAAAATATGCCTTGCGATAATGTTCCATTTGTAACTGTAACACCTATTCCAATGCCACACAGATTTTATGGAAGATCCATTTCAGAATTAGTTGAAGACATCCAATTAATGAAATCAACTGTCATGCGTCAGTTATTAGACAATATGTATTTAACGAATAATAACAGAGTTGCGATCATGGATGGTATGGTGAATATGGATGATCTTTTAACGACTAGACCAGGTGGTGTAGTTAGAACTAAGCAACCTCCAGGACAAGTGATGCAGCCTTTACAAGCTCAACCGATTTCACAACAAGCATTTCCAATGTTATCTTATTTAGATTCTGTTAGAGAAGCTAGAACTGGAATTACAAAGTCTGCTCAAGGATTAGATGCAGATACTTTAAATTCAAAAACTGCAACTGGTGTAAATACTTTAATGACGCAAACTCAAATGCGTTCAGAATTAATTGCTAGAATATTTGCTGAAACAGGTGTTAAAGATTTATTTAGAAAAATATTTGAGCTTATGGTTAAGTATCAAGACAAAGAAAGAATTGTTATGTTAAATAATCAGTACATTCCGGTTAAACCTACTGAATGGAAAGATAAATTTAATATTAATATTGTGGTAGGACTTGGAACTGGCTCTAAAGAACAACAAATCCTAGTTCTAAACAACATCCTTGAACGACAACTTCAAGCATTTCAGTTACAAGGTGGAAAAGAAATGCCAATGGTAACTCTAAAAAATATTTATAACACTTTATCGAAAGTAATTGAGAACGCTGGACTTAAAAATGTGGAAAGTTACTTTGTTAATCCTGATATTGGCAAACAAATGATGCCTCCACCAGCTCCACCACCTCTAACTCCTATTGAAAAAATAGAATTTACTAGAATTGATGCTGAGAATAAGAGAAAAATTGCTGATCTACAATTACAAGCACAAGAATTGGCTCAAAAAACTCAAGAAATGCAATTAGACTTTGAAGCGAAGATAAAAGAAATGGCTTTAAAATATAATACTCAGTTAGATACTGCAAAAATTAAAGCTGATGCAGATTTAGATAAGATGATGGTGGCAGGAGATAACAAAATTCTTGAACAAGCCACAAAATCGACTAATATGTTCAGTCAACAGTTACAAGGACTAAATGGAAACCAAAGACCAGGTGAGGAGATCGGAAGAAATCAGCCGATCCAACCAAGCCAAACAAATACTGGAGAATAAAATTTTTATAGAGGCAATTGATTCTCTAAAAAAACTTTATTCTGAAGCACTACTTGAAAAAACTGGTGCGAAAGAAAGCGATACTAGAGAAAAACTCTGGATTGCTTATAATGTTGTTGGAAAAGTAGAACAACATCTTCAAACTGTAATTGAAACAGGGAAACTTGCAGAGAAACAGTTAGAAGATTTTAGAAAACAACAACGCCAAACAAAATTTTAACCATCAAGGTTGAAATAAGCAAAGAAATTTTTTTTCTTTGATTAAATCAAAGCCAAGTCTAACGACAGCTTAACCATAGGAGGACTTAAATGTCTGACAGTAACCCATTACTGAACAATGTGTCAGTACAAGGTGCTGCTAAATCTATTGAAGGTTTAATGGACTCTAAAGGAGTTATCAAAAAACCTCAAGCAGAAGCAACACCAGTTGAACCAAAAGAAGAAGTTGAAGCGAAAGTAGAAACAGAAACTGAGGTTGAACAACCAACTGAAACTCAACCGGAACAACCAGTTCAGGAAGTTTTAGAAGAAGAAGCATCCGAAGATGAAAATGCGATTGAAGAACAAGAAACCGATCTACACCAAGTTATTATCAATGGTGAAAAGATTGATGTTGACCTTGAAGAATTAAAAGCAGGTTATCAAAAAGATGCCGACTATAGACGAAAAACTGAGGAGATAGCGATTGAAAAAAGAGAGCTAAAAGCCGAAGAAGATCGTCTGAAAAACCAGTATTCAACAAAGATGGAAGATTTAAATTCTTTAGTCGTTACTTTGAATGCTGAAATTAACAACGATATGAATTCTAAAGAGTTAGATGCTCTTTGGGAGGAAGATCCGACTGAAGCTGCTAGAGTTGATCGTAGAATACAAAAACGAAAACAATCAATTCAACAAGCACAGCAAAAACTGAGAGAGCATCAACAATCTCAGTTCCAGGAATTGTTAAGAGAAGAACAAAAAAAACTTCACATGAAACATCCTGAAATTGCTGATCCTATAAAAGGTGCAACAGTTAAATCGAATATTATGAACTACTTAAGTTCTAAGGGATTCTCAAATGAGGATGTCGCAAGAATTTATGATTCAAGATATTTCGATGTGATTATGGATGGTATGAACTTTAATAAAACTAAATCAGCTAAACCTAATTTAGTTTCTAAAAAAGTTAAACCAACTACTAAGTTTGTTAAGTCAGGCATTAAAAGTACAAAAGAAGAATTAAACTCTAAGTCTAGGTTGAATCAAATTAAAGCGTTGAAAAAGTCAGGAAGTCCAAAAGACGCTACTGATCTTTTACTTCGTTATTTATAAACAATAACCTACTAAGGAGATAAACAATGGCTGTATATCAAACATACCAAACAGTCGGCATAAGAGAAGATTTGGCAGATATTATTTATTCAATATCACCAACTGAAACACCTTTTATGTCTGGCGTTGCTAAAACAAAAGCAACAAACACTTCACACCAATGGCAAACAGACGCATTAGCTGATGTGGCTGCAAATGCTGCGGTTGAAGGTGCTGCGATTTCTTATGGAACTCAAAGTGCGACAACTAAAGAAACTAACTACACTCAAATCTCTACTAAAGCTGTTCAAGTATCAGGAACTAATGATGCTGTAACATCTGCTGGTAGAAACAATGAGTTAGCTTACCAAGTAGCTAAAGCTGCGAAAGAGTTAAAAAGAGATATGGAAACTGCTCTTTTATCTAACAACGCTGCCGAAGCTGGTGATGCTACAACTGCAAGAGAACTAGGTGGAGTCCAAACATGGATCGAAACTAATGTTGATGCAGGTGCTGGTGGATCTGGTGCAGGTAATGGTGCTGCTAGAACTGATGGTACTCAAAGAGCTTTTACTGAAGATCAGTTAAAAGGTGTTTTGAGAAGTTGTTACAATGAAGGCGGAAACCCTAACATGATTATGGTTGGTGCTTTCAATAAACAAAAACTATCAGGCTTTACTGGTGGATCTACAAGATTTGACGCTGCTGAAGATAGAAGATTAATTACTTCTATTGATGTATATGAGTCAGATTTCGGAACTATGCAAGTAGCTCCAAACAGATTCATTAGAGGTGCTAATGCTACTGCTGCTAAAGTAGGTCAAGATGCTCTTATATTAGAGATGGACTACTGGGCAGTTTCTTTCTTAAGAGATTTTGCTTTGCAAACTCCAGCTCAGACTGCTGACGCAGATCAGAGATTTATGGTTGCTGAGTACACTCTTGAGTCAAGAAATGAAAAAGCAAGTGGAATGGTTACAGACTTAACTACTTCATAATAAATAATTTGTGGTGGGGGAGAAATCCCCCATCATATTTAATCAACAATTTTGTTTGGTCTTTGAAGATTTATTTAAAGTCGGAACGAAGCAAATAAAAAGGATAAAAAATGAGAACATTAAACGATTATTTTATAACAGCTGAAATTGAAGATGTATCAACAGCTTCATCAACTTTTGTTGCTATTCCTGATGGCGGAAAAGTAGTTAAAATTATAACTGCTTTACAAGGTGCTATTTCAGGTGGAGATGCAGCAATCACTTTTGAAATTGGTGGTACTGCTATGACAAATTCTGCTATTACAGTTGCCAACTCTGGTTCTGCTGCTGGTGATGTAGATACATCTGAGCCAAGTGCTGCTAACAGAGTAGAAGAAGATGGAACTATCGAAATGATTACTGATGGTGGTTCTACTGGAACACAAAAATTACTTGTTACATTTGTAATTAGAAGATAATAAACCAAAGGGGGATCTTGCCTAGCGGTATTTCCCCCTAATTAATTAGGAGAAAAACTATGAGTTTTAATTATGGATTAAGACCTACTACTCATCAAGGAATAACAAGCACAGGTACAAGTTCACAATCAAGTGCTTTTGGTTCTCAAACTGAATATGTAAGAATAGCAGCTACTGCTGATGTTTATATTTTATTTGGTGCGAATCCAACTGCTGTATCTACTGCTGGTTCTTCAACAATCTTTATACCTGCTGACCAACCTGAAATTTTTAAAGTTTCACCTGGTGAAAAAGTTGCTGTGATTGGTAGTGCTGAAGTTTCAGTTACTGAAATGTCTGGCTAATGGCTAGACAAAAGTTTGTTCATTTTGTTCCAAGACCAAAGCCAAGAAAAAGACCTGGCAAACATAAAAAATCTCAGAACAAAAATGAAAAAAGACAAAAAAAACAAAAAAGATATAAAGGTCAAGGCAGATGAAAAAAGATATAATTTTAGATGGATTGCAAAAAACAACCTACATGAAAGATGACATGGAAGGTAAAATTGCAGTTAAAGAAGAAGTTAATATTGATTCACACCTAAAGCATAACAAAGAATTGCTAAATATGAATGATGGCTATTCTAAATCAAGAGATTTAAAAAGAGTAGCCAGTATTCCAACTATTGCTTTAAGTGTCTGGGCAAATGAGTATAATGGTGATAGTAATTGGTTTGGACTACCACCAGAAGTTCAAAAAAAAATATTAAAGAAAAAATTAAATAGCAGCGAATTTAGATATTTTAGAACTGCTGAAGGAAAATTATAATGGCACTAGCAACATATTCAGATTTAAAAACATCAATTGCTAACTGGTTAAACAGATCCGATTTAACTAATGAGATTTCAGAAGATTTTATTGTACTTACTGAAAAAGATTTTAATTCTAAATTAAGAATTAGAAAAATGAATGAAACAAATAGTTCTTTTACTATTGATTCTGAAAC